TGCTACTGGTAAAACAGATTATAGATTATCTTCAGTTGGAACTGGTGTGTCATGGAGACCACCAGGTGTTGAGACAACAAATATTTTATATGTTACCAAAGATGGAAATGACTCAAACTCTGGACTACTTGAAGGTGATGCTAAAGCTACAATTGGTGGTGCAGCAGCAGTTGCTTTGGATGGAGACACCATATATGTAAGACCAGGAACATACTTTGAAAATAATCCTATTGGACTTAGAACTGATGTTTCTATCTCTGGTCAGGACTTGAGACTTGTAACCGTTGTTCCTAACAACCCAGCAGAAGATTTATTCCACGTCAGACGCGGTTGTCTGATTGAGAACATGAACTTTGCTGGTAACAGTGTTGGAACCGGATACACGGGTGCCATGGTTGCTTTCCCTCCACTGACTGCTAATCAGAATAGTGGATATGTTGCTCCAGGACCTGCTAATGAAGGTCCAAGTGGTAGATGGAGATCTCCATACGTCCGTAACTGCACCAACTTTGCTACTGACAGTGTTGGTATGAGAGTTGATGGAAATCTTGCTAATGCAGCATTTACTGGGACAAATAATCTTGGACAAGATCTTAAGAGTATGGTTGTTGACTCATATACTCAATATAATCAGAATGGTATTGGTGTATCACTGACTAACAAAGGATATGCTCAGTTGGTTTCTATCTTCACAATCAACTCAAAGATTGCTATCTTTGCTGGTAGTGGTGGTCAGTGTGATCTTACAAACTCCAACTCTTCTTTTGGTATCTTTGGTCTATTTGCTGATGGCACAAGTGGAGACGAGTTTACTGGAATTACCACTGGTGCTAAACTGGCAGACGTTGATACCTTCCAAGTATTTGGTGTTCGTGATGAAGATGCTGCTGTTAGAAAACCATTTGATGGTCAAGGCGCTTTCTTTAAAATAAACCTTGATGATTACTCTGATACTGGAACTAAGACGGGTATTGTTACCGAACCTCTTAGAGTAATCAGAAGTATTAAAATCACAAATGGTGGATCGGGATATAGTCAGTCGGCACCTCCAGCAGTTACTGTATCTGAACCGTTTGGTCCAGAAGGTATTTTGGCAGAACTATCTGCTAATGTTAGTGCTGCTGGAACTGTAAGCTCTGTTGATATTATTGCTAGTGGTAGAAACTTCTTGCCTGCCGGTAATGGCAGTAATCAGCAGAACATCACACTTACATTCTCCGGTAATGGTGGTGCAGCGGCAGAGGCAGTCACTGATCCAATTTTATTCACGGTTGATAGAGCAACTGAACCCACAACTAATACTGGATTATCTACAGTAACATTTAATGAATTCATTCCTTATGCTGTAGGAACTGGTGTAAGTGTAAGTTTCAGACGCCTCAGTCGCATCATCACCAGTTCGCATTCCTTTGAATACGTCGGTGCGGGTACGGACATAAATAGAGCAAACCCCTTCCAGGGTGGAGAACCTGTTCCCGAGAATGAAATTGTCGCTATTAATGGTGGTCAAATTCCATTCACAAGCACTGATCAAAAAGGTAACTTTAGAATTGGTCAGGGATTGGTTATTGACCAAACAACCTCAACAATTTCTGGAAGAGATTTCAATAGAGCAATACAAGCTAACCTTACACCATTGATACTTGCCCTGGGAGGATAATAAGATAAGATGGCAGTCGCACCAGTCAATAAGTTTCTTACAATTGCTGTCCCTGTTGCACCAGGAGAGCAAAAACTTTATGAGGTTCCCACAGGAACTTCTGCGATTTTGCTGTATGCACAAGTTGCTAATGTTGGAGTCGGGACTTATCCAACAGCAACTTTAATTCACAGAAGAGAATCAAGAAGCACGGGTAATCAAAGGGATATTAGAGTAATTAAGGATATTGAAGTTCCACCTAATGACGCTGCCATCTTGATTGATGGTAGATTGGTGTTGGAGAAGACTGCCACCACGTTTGACAGGTTGTACATGACCGCCAAACAGACTGGTGTAGGAACAGTCTATGATGTCAAATACCATGAACCTGCTGGGGTGGCAACTGTCACAACTATGGACCCACACGGATTTGAAGCGGGGGATGAAATCACTCTTGCTGGACTTGCTTTCACTTGTCTTGGAAGCACAGGTATTACGACAACGATATTTCCAGATCCACAACAGTCTTACACTGTTGATAGTATCCAAACCGATGGTGTAGGAATCTCAAGAACATTTACGACATTTGTTGGTGGTTCTCTTGGATATGTTCACATTTTCAATCCTGCCATTCACTACTTTGTGCGTTCCAAGGCAGAGTCAATCACAGATAATAATGGCACAAAATATACACCAACTACAGCAGAATATAGTGGAAAAACTGGTAATTTAGTTCTTACCATACCCTCTCACGGACTTACAACTTCTAATACTGTAAGTATCGCCACTTCTTCTTTAGTATTCACTTGCACTCAAGATAATAATTCCACAGAGCACGCATATCCAAGACCCACAGATCCTGTTGCTGGCATTCAAACTGGCATCGGTGCTACAACTTTAAACACTATTACTGTTTATGTTGGAGTTTCGACTGCTGGTGGACTAGTTGCACCTCTCCAGATGGAATTTCTGGCAAGTATTCTTGAAAATAGCACATCGTAATAAAATATGGCAGACGCAAGAAAACCAACTCAGAGATATCTCAGTGGTAGAGTAAAGATTGTTAATAATGCCGGTCTGCATACTGACCGACATCTTTATGTGTCCCCAGGTGAAGTAGAACCAAACTTGGGATTTCCTGGTGAAAAGTCTATACCAGTTGCAAATCAATATTATCAACTTGTCACGGTCGATAATGGTGGAACCTACGATAGATATTGGCAGGCACTATCTGGATTGGAACCAGGTGCTATAACCATATTTGATGAGGGCACTCAAGTTGGTCTTGCTAATAGTATCACAAGACTAAACTTTGTTGGTGCCGCTGTAACTGCCACTGCTAGTGGTACTATTTCTACCATCACAGTTACACCCAAAGCAAGAGTAGAGGTTTCTGAAAACCCACCGACAAACCCAACACCTGTAAATGGTGATTTGTGGTGGGACAGTGACTCTGGTGAACTTCACCTTTACTATGAGGATCAGGATAGTGCCCAGTGGGTAGAAACTTCCGGTGGTAGTCATACTGTAACAATATCTGATGATGCACCACCAGATCCAAATGATGGTGATTTGTGGTGGGAAAGTGATACTGGTCGTTTAAAAGTTTATTATAATGACGGTGATAGTGCTCAGTGGGTTGATGCTAACGCTGGTCTGTTGGATGCTTTAAGCACTCCATGGAATAGAAATAATGTTGGCATCCATACATTATCAAATGTTGGTGTTGGGACCACAAATCCTGCAGCAGCAGTTACATCAGCAAATACTACTATTCTCGCCGCTGGTATTGTTACTGCCTATAAGTATTACGGTGATGGATCTAATTTAACTGGTCTTAGTGCAGGACCTCAGGGTGCCCAAGGTGTTCAGGGTGCTACTGGTCCTGCTGGACCTCAAGGTGCTGCTGGTGCTGCTGGTAGTGGTAGTGGTGATAAGATTTCTGAAGGAAACACAGAAGCAGAAGTCGTAGACACTGGTTCTGATGGACATTTTAAGGTCACTACAGAAGGAACCGAAAGACTTCGTGTAACATCTAATGGTTCTGTAGGTATCGGATCCACGATTCCGGCAACAAAACTTGATGTGTTTGGTAATATAAGACTTTCTGATACTGATCCAGAGATACAATTAAATTTCGGTGGTCCAAGATTTAGAGTTCCAGCAGATAACACACTGACTATTCATAGTGGTGGTGATAGTGGAACAGAATCTCTTGAAAGATTTCGTATAACATCAACCGGTAATGTTGGTATTGGTTCAACACTACCAAAGGCAAAACTGGACGTTAATGGAACTCTGAATGTATCGGGTGTTTCTACGTTTGAAGATGGATTGACAATTGGTGGACCTTTTTCTGGAAACGATGGTGTTGTAATTAAGGCTCCTAATTCTGGAAGTAGACAAACTTTAAAACTTTTTGGTGGTGGATCCACTGATGGTAAGGTTGTAATACAAGGACACGGACCTAACAGTAATAATCTGGTTGCAAACGCTTTAGGTGCTACAGAACTTTGGTGGGCAGGAACTGGTAATACTGCGAAGAAATTAGAAACCACAGGTTATGGTGTTTCTGTTTATGGATCAATTGCTATTGGAAGTTCCATTTATGACTCTAATGGTATTTTTGGATCTCCTGGTCAGGTATTGTCTAGTGTTCCTGGTATAGGTGTTTCCTGGACTACTGCTACCGGTCCTCAAGGTGCTCAAGGCGTTCAAGGTTCTGCAGGTTCAACAGGACCTCAAGGTGCTCAAGGTGCTCAAGGCGTTCAAGGTGCCACTGGTGCAGGATCTCCTGGCGGAACAGGTCCTCAAGGTGCTCAAGGCGTTCAAGGTTCTGCAGGTTCAACAGGACCTCAAGGTGCTCAAGGTGACGCAGGTATTGTTACGCCAGAGGATTATGGAGCTATAGCAAAACCAGTAATTGAACCAGAGACACGCACTTGGTATAATGCTATGGCTACAAAACCAAAACGTGAGCATTTGAGATCCATGGATATGCTTGTGAAAAGATTAAAGTGGACCGGAATCTGGAATGAACTTGATACTCTATATGTTTTTGCGTCACATAATAAGGCTGACAGTTTAATAAACGCAAAGAATCCTGGCACTGCTGATTTAACAGAAGCAACCACTGCAACATTTACAGCTGGAAAAGGTTGGACAGCAGGTAGTGGCGGTAGACTAGCAACAGATGTTAACTTCAATACTTTTGCTTCTCAGTATGAACAAGATTCCGCTCATGTTGGTGTTTTTATGCTTACTGATGGGCAGAGAGATAACTCACCAATTGCTGGTGTTGCCGATGGAAATGAAGATGGTTACATCGTGCCACACAGAGCGGACACAGATGAGATGAGAGCAAGAGTGAATACGTCAGATGGTAATGATTTTCCAAATACCAGATCGGATGGTAGTTTTATAATTTCTAGAAATTCTTCAACTGATTTGGTGGCATATCGGAATGGATTTCAATTGGGAACAGCAACAAATACTTCTGAAGCAGTTCCTGATCAACCATTAGAAGTTTTAAATGTTACTGGAAGTGATGGTAGCGGTACAATAGCATTTTTGCACACTGGAGATGAATTTAATGAATCCCAGGCAAGATCATTTTCATGGATGATGCAAGAGTATGTAAATGAGGTTGAGGCAGGTTATGATGAGGGTGCCACTGTCACAACAGGAATGTTGGATAGAACTGTTGGTGTCGTAACTAATACGACTGCGATGAAGAATTTTATAAATGTTGCGGTTGGTTCAACAGTTGGTATTTTGGGAGATGAGACTTATCTGATTAATGATACACTAACTCTTCCAGACTCTCATAATTTACAAGGTGTTCTTGGAAAAACTACCATTAGAGCTCATTCAGATTCTGATGCCAGTGAATCTATGAATAATGAAAGACCTGTCATAAGGGTTGGTTTGTCTACCGCTCAAACTTTTGGTGGCAAAGTTGATGGATTGATAGTTGATTATAATATTGATAGAACTACTGGAATTGGATCTACGACCGGTGGATTTGAATTAGATACTGATGGAACTGCCTTTGCATTACATAATGTTCAGGGTGGAAGATATACAAATATAACCACCATGTCTGCTAAGAAACATGGGTTTGATATTTTGGGAGATAATTATAATAGAAGTGGATCAGACGGCACATACAATCAGAAACTTAATTTAGTCAGTCGTGACATCTATGTTGATAAAATTGTCTGTATGGGAATGGGAGATGATGGTTTCACAACTCATGGTGTTGAGTATATTACAGGCGGTTCTGTCTGGGGCGAGTTTTGCCGAGCAACATTTTCACCTAGAAATTCTAATGCTGTTGAAATAGATGATTATTCTAGATACGTTAATATCAAAGATATGGGTGGTAGATTTGTCCATAGTGTTGTTGAAATTAAGGGACATGGAGATGCCGCTCCAGCAGAGCATGTTTACATAGGTCGTATATTTGCTGAGCACTCTACTAGAGGATTGCTCATTCGACACCTAGATCATGGAGATTCTGGTGCTGACAGCGGTGTAAGTCCTTTTGAAGGAGATGTTGTAATTGATAATGTCTATCATCGTGCTCCACTTGTATATCATGGTCAACTTCCATCAGGGACATCTGGATCATCATCAAATGGTTTAGGTTTAGAACCCCAAGCAGGTTTCATTTACGCATATGATAGAGTACAGATTGGCAATTTTACTGCAAGATGTGATGGTGCTGATAATGTTATTACATCTCAAGTTTTGCAAATAGGTGGTGGAGGTAGTAATTTCTTTGTAAATAGGATTGACATATCTGACTTTACTTCAGCAACACAAGGTCTAGATTTATATGGAAGTAATCCTGGAGCTTATTCCATGTTTAACTCTATAAGAATACATAATAGTGGTACTGTTGAAGGAGTTGATATAGGTGGTAATACAGATGCCGTTATTGGCAGTTATGCTATCACTAAAACTGGAAGTAGTGGTTCTACTGGAATTGATGGTCACAGTGGTGTCAAACTGGGGCAGGGTTTCGTTAGTGGATATACTACTTCAACAGACGTATAATTATATCTACGACTATCAAATAAAACATAAATAATCAAAAAGTATAGATAATGGCGCTAAATTTTCCTAATAGTCCCAGTCTAAACGATATCCACGAAGAAAGCGGTACTAAGTGGCAGTGGGATGGATCCTCTTGGGTTCGCGTAGTTAGCGCAGGTAATCAGGGATTTCAAGGTGTTCAGGGTTCTCAGGGTGTTCAAGGTGCCCAAGGAGCACAGGGTGCTCAAGGTGTCCAGGGTGCCGCTTCATCAGTAGCAGGACCAACAGGACCTCAAGGTAATCAGGGAGTCCAGGGTGCTACGGGATCTGCTGGTTCTAGCGGTCCTCAAGGTGCTCAAGGTGTTCAGGGTGCCACTGGTCCTTCTGGTCCTTCTGGTTCTGGTGGTAATGCTGGTGTTACAATTCAAGAGGAAGGTTCTACTGTAGGAACAGCAGGAAGTGTAGGTAATATAAACTTTGTAGGTGATAATTTAACGGCAGCAGCATCAGGTGTTGGTGCTACGATTACGTTAACAGAAACACCTGAGTTTGATAACTTAAAAATTACTGGTGTATCTACTTTCCAAGATAATATCATAATTGATGATGGTTCAAATAGCACAAATCAAAAATTAGCACTTAACAATAATATACAATCTGATAATTTAGTTACCATACTCCAAAATGGAGGTTCTAATTTTGGGGATGATGCTGCCGTAACATCAATTCATGCATCTCTTAACTACCAAGGTACTACCTCATTCACTGCTAATAGAACTCATACTGGATTGGATCTAGATTTTTTTCATACTAATTCATCAGGACATAGTGCTGCAAGTGGTCAAAGATTAAGTACTCGTGGAGTAGTTATTGATCTTGATCATAATGAGGGTGTTTATAATACATCATCACTTCTTTTACGAAATGATGTCGATAAAAGACATACTGATGGTACTAATACTCAAACTGGAATCAATAATGGTGTAACTTTTAATAATAGTTCTGGTGATGCTTCAGGATCTACAGGAAGTCATTCAATATATGGTATTAAAAATGATATAAATTTTACCGGAGTAAATGACAGAAATGTAGCCTTATTTGGTCTAGATACGAATATTAGTATTAGTGGTGCTGGTATTAATACCTTCACCAGTATCTATGGTAATTTTGTAACACTCAGTACTCCTTCTGGTGGTACTAGTAATGATTTAGGTGATTCATATGGGTTCCGTGTACAATACGATTATGATGCGGTAGGTAGTTATGATCAAACATACTTATTCAGTGGAAATTATAACAATGCTTCTCGAGCTTCACTAACGGGTGAACGTCGTGGTATTTGGATTGGTGGGGCAACACATAACCAATTATCTGGTCGTGTTTCTGTTGGAGCTATAGATGTAGATGGTTACGAACCAACTTCAAATCAATTAGTTGTTTATCATGATGGTACTGATAGTCCTGATGCCGGAATCACAATCGTTGGTGGAGCAAGTACTGCATTTAGTAAGATTCATTTTGCCGATGGAGTTGCCGGTAGTCAGGAAGATGTAGGTCGTATCATTTACGATCACAACACTAATGATCTTCAAATCTGGAATAACAATAGTCAAACGGTGACTATTGATACTGATGGTGTAGAGTTTGCTGGTGGAATTAAAGATAAAGATGGTGAACTTGGATCTTCTGGTCAGGTCTTAAGTTCCACTGGAACTCAACTTAATTGGATTGATGCGGCCACTGGTCCTCAAGGTGCTCAGGGTGTTCAAGGTGCCACAGGTCCTACTGGTCCTCAAGGTAATCAAGGTGCTCAAGGTGTTCAGGGTGCTCAAGGTGTTCAAGGTGCCACTGGTACAGGATCTCCTGGCGGAACAGGTCCTCAAGGTGCTCAGGGTGTTCAAGGTGCCACAGGTCCTACAGGTCCTCAAGGTGTTCAAGGTGCTGATGGATCTACAGGTGGAACTGGTCCTACGGGTCCTACGGGTCCTACAGGTCCTACAGGACCTTCAGGACCTTCAGGTTCTACAGGACCAACAGGTCCTACTGGACCAACAGGTATTGTTCAAGTTTTGCAAGCAACAAGTACGACTGTATCAAGTATCGCTAGTGGAAGCGAAAGTAATGTCATTACTCAGGCAATTACCCCACAGTCAACAAGCAATAAAATTTTGTTAATGGCAAGCGTTAATGTTGGACAGACAGCAGCAGGCAGTCCAAACGTAAGAGCGTGGTTTCGACGTGGCACAACTAACTTAGGTTCATTTACTAATGGCAACCGCAAGGGCGGAATTGCTGGTGTGGAACTAAGAGATGGTGGCGAAGATTTTGCTAATGTTGCATTTGCATGGCTAGATAGTCCATCAACGACAAGCTCAATTACCTATGCAATTAGGGTCGGAACCGAAGACGGGGGAATTACTATGAACCGTGTGGGATCTACTAGCGACTCAACCTGGGCTACTCGTTCTTACTCAGTCCTGACAGTTATGGAGATTGAACCTTAATGAAACACCAAGCAATTTTAGAACTTTATCCAGAAGTAAAAGTCATCCATGAGGATGCTGAGGGCAACCTTGGGCTTTGCGATGGCGATGGTAATCCTGTTTCAGTAACTCTTGATGAAACTGCGATCAACAACAAAGTTGCAGAGCTAGAAAGTGGCAAAGAATGGGCAGATCTTCGCAGCAAGCGCAATCAGTTGCTTGCCGAGACTGACTATCTGGCATTGTCTGACGTAACTCTGTCGTCAGAGATGACCACCTACAGGCAATCCCTCCGTGACCTGCCTGCAAACACTACTGATCCGGCAAACCCCACTTGGCCTACGAAGCCTTCATAAATATTGAAAACATTTTGTTATGAAAAATTTTATTCAGGACATCCGTGTCCTTGATGATGAGCAGTTAAAAATAGTCAACGAGTATATTGATACTTTAACTTTCAAGGCAAACACCGTCTTTGATGCTGGCGGAAATGAAAGAGAAGATACTCGTGTTCGTTCAAGCACTGGATCTGTCATGGCAGATGGCACTCTTGCGACACAGATACTTCATGAGAAAATGAATGCTGCGTTATTAGAATATAGAGATAGACTTTTTAAGTCTGATATTGCTCTTGATGGATATCCCATTCCTGGTGCCAGAGAAACTAGTTCTCATAGAGAAGGTATTCAAGTTTTAGAGTACACGAAAGAACAAAAATATAATTATCACTTTGATGCTTGTACAGACCCAAGGAGTGACTTTTATCACCGTCAAGTATCTGTTGTATTGTATCTGAAAGATGATTTTGAAGGTGGGGCAACAAAATTCAAAATGCTCCCTGAGTTTGATTTCAGACCAGAGGCAGGTAGAGCACTATTTTTTCCATCTAATTGGTGCTTCCCACACTGTTCAACACCAGTAGAGTCTGGAAAGAAAAGAGTAGCGGTCACTTGGTATTACTGTAAAGATCACCTGGTCTGATAAATACTCAAAAACCATGAGTAATGGCAAATAATAGAGAGCTATCCCAATTTGCGAACACTGTTGGATACAGCGACGGTAGTGTTGGTATCGGAACTGATAAACCATTAGATCCACCAAACGCTAGTAATACCAAAGTTTTAAGTGTTGGTATCGTAACTGCTAATTACCTTTATGGTGATGGGTCCAATTTAACTGGCGTAAGTGGCACAGGACCTCAAGGTGCTCAGGGTGTTCAGGGTGCTGCTGGCTCTAACGGTTCTACAGGTCCTCAAGGTGCTCAGGGTGTTCAGGGTGCTACTGGATCCGCTGGTTCTAACGGTCCAACAGGTCCTCAAGGTAATCAGGGCGTACAGGGTGCTACGGGTCCAACGGGTCCTGCTGGTTCTGGTGGTGGTAGTGGCATTAGTACGGATGCTCAAGGAAATACTTATGCAGGTGATTATGCTGGTGGTAGTTTCTCTGGAACTAATGCACAATATAATAGCTTATATGGTTATGATGCTGGTGGAGATATTACTACAGGTGATCACAATACTTGTGTTGGATGGACTGCGGGCGACAAAATTACTACAGGATCTAAGAACGTTGCCTTGGGTTCAGAAGCATTAGACAACTGTACTACCGGATCTCAGAACGTAGGGGTGGGATGGGAAGCTGGCAGATCCCTTACTTCTGGTAATAGAAATACCTGTGTCGGTGATATGGCAGGTAGATCATTTGGATCTAACAATGATTGTGTTGCTATTGGATATCATGCTGCATCTAACTTTAGTGGTAGTAATCATGTTATTGCTATAGGTTCTAATTCTGCTTTCTTGGGTGGTACTTCTAAGATTGCTATTGGTCAGCAAAGTATGCAGAAAAATACCGATTATTGTATCGGTATTGGTGAATATACTGGAAGATATCATGTAGGTGATTATTCCATCTTTATGGGTCAATATGCTGGACAAGGAAAATACTATAATGGTGATAAAGGAACTGGTAATCACAATATTGCGATTGGATACCGAGCCTTAAAAGATTGTTGGGGTGCATATGACAACACAATTATAGGAACCCGTGCTGGAATCGCTATAACTGAAAGTCATAGCACAGTTGCTATTGGTGTTAGCGCACTTAAATCTGCCACTTCAGGATCTAACAACGTTGCCATCGGTGCCCTTGCAGGCGATAGTATTACAACTGGTAGTAATAATATTGTTATTGGTCAAAATGCTGCAGCAAGTGCTGCTACTACATCTAATGAAATTACTTTAGGTAATACTGATATTACTAAGTTCCGTGTTCCCGGTATTGGAGTCACCTTTGGCAACAATGCAACTTTGACTGATGGTCATGTACTTACCTATAGTAGTTCTACTGGTGAGGTTACTCTAGCTGCTGGTGGCGCTGGTCCTCAAGGTGCTCAGGGTGTACAAGGTGCTGATGGTCTCACAGGTCCTACAGGTCCTCAGGGTGACACAGGCACTACTGGTCCTTCAGGATCTACAGGTCCTCAAGGTGCTGATGGTCTCACAGGTCCCACAGGACCTCAAGGTGCTGATGGTCTCACAGGTCCTACAGGTCCTCAGGGTGATGCTGGTGCTAATGGTCTTGATGGTTCTACCGGTCCTCAAGGTGCTGATGGTGCTTTAGGTCCTGATGGTCCCCAAGGATTCCAAGGTGATACGGGTTCAACAGGTCCTCAAGGTGCTCAAGGTGTTCAAGGTGCTCAGGGTGAAGGAGGACCTAACACGATTGATGATTATATAATTCATAATGGAGATACAAATACGAAATTTGGATTTTCTGCTAACGATACATTTTCTGTAGAAACTAATGGTGTAGAAAGATTTAATATAGATTCGAATGGATATAGATCTTTTAGCACACAACCTTATGCTTTACTCCATAAAGACGGCACTTCACAAAGTATATCTAGTGATGCGTTTGTTGAGTACGATGTAACTTTATCTAATGAAGGTGGAATGGCAGTCAGTGCTGATAAAGACCGAATAACTGTTCCCAAAACAGGAAAATATGCAGTGTTTGGTTGTGCTGCTGGAAGCAATACGACTGTTTCAGTAGGAGATGGTTGGCGTTGTGAGATTTGGTATAACGGATCTGTGTACTCAAATATCTACGCATATCCAATCAATTCTACTGGTGCTTCAACTGGTGAAGAATATAACTTACAAGCTCATTTAATTATTCCTGCATCAGCTAATGATTATTTTGAAATTAGAGTTGGTAGTGTTGGTAGTGCTAGAGCTAACGTAAGATATGGTTATTTCTGCGTATACTATTTGGGATAAATATTTAAAAAAATAATTATGAATTATACAGTAACTTTAACTGAGGCGCAAAGAAAAGCACTAGAATATGTTGCCTTTGATGCAGGGGATTGGATTACCAACGCTGCCACTGCCAGATCTAATCGTGCTATAGATGATATTTGTGCTATCTACACTAATCATAAGTTAGATAATAATGAAGCAATAACTGTGGTTGGCAAAGATGCCATGGTGCTTGCTGCTTATTCTGAGGGATTGATTCAGAGTGCTGCTACCAGAGCTGGAATTGGATCCACCGTTACTGAATAATAAATATTACGCCTACATCATGATAAATAGTAAAAAAGTATAGATAATGCCGAAGTTAAACTTCCCGAGTAGTCCTTCCCTGAATGACTTTTTTACCGCTGCAGGTAAAAGGTGGCAGTGGAATGGAAAAGCTTGGCGAAGAATACCTGACCCTGGTGCTCAAGGTGCAGGTGGTAGTCAAGGTGCTCAAGGTTCTCAAGGACATCAAGGACATCAAGGTGTCCAAGGTGCTGCTTCAACTGTAGCTGGACCTCAAGGTGCTCAAGGTCGTCAAGGTGCTCAGGGTGATACTGGTGCAGCTTCAAATGTAGCTGGACCTCAAGGTGTTCAAGGTGCTACAGGTTCTCAGGGTGCTCAAGGTCGTCAAGGTGCTCAAGGACATCAGGGTGTTCAGGGTTCTCAAGGTGTTCAAGGTGCTCAGGGTGATACTGGTGCAGCTTCAAATGTAGCTGGTCCTCAAGGTGCTCAAGGACATCAAGGAAATCAGGGTGTTCAAGGTGCCACTGGTGGTGGTGGATCTACGGGACCAACAGGACCTCAAGGTGCTCAAGGACATCAAGGAAATCAGGGTGTTCAGGGTGCTCAAGGACATCAGGGTGTTCAGGGTGCTCAAGGAAATCAAGGTGTCCAAGGTGCAGCTGGTACTGGAAATCAAGGTATTCAAGGTGCTCAAGGTGTTCAGGGTGCTGATGGAAACTTTGGTGGAGCAACGTTTGACTACACGTTCTCTTCAACTCTTACTGATTCTGATCCAGGTCAGGGTAGGTTGAGATTTAGTGAGGCAACACTTTCTGGAGCACTGACTCTTTATATTGATGATACTGATGATAATGGGACAGATATACAAACTTATTTGAGAACTATTGATGACTCCACCTCTACAATTAAGGGTCATTATAGAGTTTCTAATCGTCTGAATGCAGATGACTTTGCAATATTTACTATTACAGGTTCAATAACAGAAGCATCTGGATATTTTAAAGTTCCGTCTTCACATATCTCTGGTTCTACTTCATTCAGTCATAATGAAGACATTATTATCACTTTTGCTAGAACTGGTGATAAGGGTGATCAAGGAAATCAAGGTGTTCAGGGTGCTCAGGGTCGTCAAGGTGCTGTAGGTGCTCAAGGTGTCCAGGGTGCTGGTGGTGCCAATTCAACTGTAGCTGGACCTCAAGGATTCCAAGGTCACCAGGGCGCTCAAGGTCGTCAAGGTTCTCAAGGTGTTCAAGGTGCTACAGGACCTCAAGGTGCTCAAGGTGTCCAGGGTGCTGACGGCGCTGGTGGTTCAACAGGTCCTACAGGTCCTCAGGGCGCTCAAGGTCGTCAAGGTGCTCAAGGTGTTCAAGGTGCTCAAGGACATCAGGGTGTTCAGGGTGCTGGTGGATCAACTGGTGGTACAGGTCCTCAAGGTGCTCAAGGTTACCAGGGCGATACTGGTGCTCAAGGTGTCCAGGGTGCTCAAGGTGATGATGGAGGTGCTGGAGCCACAGGTCCTCAAGGTGATACTGGTCCTCAAGGTGTCCAGGGTGCTCAAGGTGTCCAGGGTGCTGGTGGTGCCAATTCAACTGTAGCTGGACCTCAAGGATTCCAAGGTCACCAGGGTGATACTGGTCCTACAGGTCCTCAAGGAGATGATGGTAACGCAGGAGGTGCTGGACCTCAAGGATTCCAAGGTCACCAGGGTGATACTGGTGCTCAAGGTGTCCAAGGTGCTCAAGGTGATACTGGTGCAGCTTCAAATGTAGCTGGTCCTCAAGGTGTCCAAGGTGCTCAAGGATTCCAAGGCGATCAAGGTAATGAAGGTCCTACAGGTCCTCAAGGTGATACTGGTCTAGAGGGTCCTCAAGGATTCCAAGGTGATAATGGTGCTGATTCGTCTGTAGAGGGTCCTCAAGGTGTCCAAGGTGCTCAAGGATTCCAAGGCGATCAAGGTAATGCTGGACCCACTGGTCCTCAAGGTGTTCAAGGTTCTGTCGGTAATCAAGGTGTCCAAGGTGCTCAAGGTGCCACATCATCAGGCGCAATTCCGTCTGGTGGTATTATCATATGGTCTGGTGCATCAAATAATATTCCATCTGGATTTGTCCTATGTGATGGTAATAATAGCACTCCCGATTTAAGAAATAGATTTATTGTTGGTGCGGGTGATACTTATTCTGTTAATGCTACTGGTGGTAGTGCTGATGCAATAATTGTAAGTCATACTCACGGTGCTGGTACTTACACTGCCGCAACAAATGGTTCACACTCACACACATATACTGCATTCTCAAGCACAGCGAGAGTTGATAACGATGAAAGTCACCAGCGTCTTAATGGATCTACAACTCGTACTACTGCTGCTGCAGGAAATCACTCTCACGATGTTACCGGAACTTCAGGGTCTAGAGGTACATCTGGAACAAATGCAAACTTACCACCATACTATGCTCTTTGCTATATTATGAAAACGTGATAGAATATTATTAATTGTGATTTTTTATGGATATTCTTGATAGACCAAAAGGATCAATAAGAGATTTTATTTACATTAAGGATAATTCATTATCCAAATCATTTTGTAAAGATGTTATTGAAAAGTTTGATAATGATCCTAGACAGCAAGACGGAGTTCTTGGAGCTGATCATAAACATGTAGATAAATCTGTAAAAGACACAAAAGATATTCACATATCTACATCTGATGGATGGGAAAAAGAAGATACAATATTTTTTGAGTCTCTTAAATTGGGATTAGAGGAATATGTTGATTATCTTGAAAATTTAAATAGTTGCTGCAAGTCCTATCCTAACCCGTCATTTGGAAAGACTGATACTGGATATAAAGTTCAAAAATATGAACCTGGTGGTTGTTACCACTGGCATCATGATTGGTCGATGTCCTCTGAACCAGTTGCATCTAGAATTTTTACATTCATGTGGTATCTCAATACAATTGAAGAAAAGGATGAAGGATATACTGAATTTGCTGATGGAACTAAAATACAACCTGTTGCAGGAAGACTCATTTTCTTTCCTGCAACATGGACATTTTTACATCGTGGATATCCACCAAAAGTAAGAAAATATCTATGTAATGGATGGATACACTCTACCCCACTACCATAAATAAAAAGAAAAAACAATGAGCGTACATATATCTTGGGACATTAACTACTTGAAAAAGCACACCACATTAGGTGAGCATAGTAATATTGTGTATGAACTTGAATGGGAGTGTCAAGGTATTAATACTACAGGTATTGTGACTTTCCAACATTTTATGGGTAAAGTTAACCTCGATACTTCAGATCTCTCAAATCCAATACCATATGAATCTTTAACTAAAGATGTTGTTGTTGGTTGGGCAAAGAGTAGTCCTGATGTTGATGTTGAGTATGTTGAAGGTTACATAATGGAAGGAATGACTGTTGACGATCCAATCCCGGATGCAATAACAACCTTTCCTTGGGATTAGTGAGACTCACGCTATGGGTTGACTCCCTGGTGCTGATGCCTTATAATACGGGGGTCAGCAACGGAGCAATCCATGAACGCCGAAACCTACGTCGAAAGTGTCGTCATCGACATCTGTAGCAGGTCTTTCTTCATCACCAGTAACGAAAACGATGAACGTGTGGTAGAATGTGACAGTGCA